ATCTCCATGAGTTCAACATTCTCGAACACCTGACCACCTGTTCCTGTCGCTTCTCCCAGATATTCATTGCGGTAATACAACTCATTCTGTTTCTTCAGAATCTCTGCTTCAATGACAAAATCATCGCTGACCCATTCTCTCGGAACATCCAGATATGTTGAATGGTGGACTAAACGCCCCTCAACATCCAACAACGCTTCCGCATTGACCCAATTGGAAACCACTTTAGGTGGGTTATATGAATAGAATGTCTTTATGTTCTGGCCACCTCTCATCAGAGACTGCTTAATGTTTCGGATTTCCTCCATCCCATAGAACTCATCCAATTCCTCAAACCAGATATATTTGCAATAACCCTTAACAAACTTCGTTGACTTGATTTTCCGTGGGTCATCGCACCCCTTAAAAAGAACCATTTGGCCTGTGGGCTTATATACCAATTTCATCGGATTCCTGAATGCCATCCAATAATCCTGCACCCCCATCATCTCTGTTGCCCATAACATCGTATTGAACACCGAACTGCTCACGGTATTCTCAACCTTACGGAGAGCCATGCAGTGAGTAATATCTCCATTCTGGCCATCCAACATCATGTTAAATATTATGTCTATGGCGATAAAACTTGACTTGGTGCTATTTCTTCCACCCTTCAACCAATACTCTCTGTGGCCATTCCTGACCGTATCATCCAGAACATCCCAAAACGTTGGTGCGATAATGTCATAAACATTAACCATCACTGTCAGGTCTTTCCAACTTGATGACAGGAGGGTCAAGCGTCTTTATCTGTTCAATCGGCTTTTCCCCGATTGTATCTCTTATGACCTCATACGCCTTCACATCTCCAGACATGGCTCGCTTAACAATCTGAGTTGTTAATGCCATCTGCCAATCGATTTCCTCCTCACTGATTCCCATCTCTTTGCACCTCTGAATCACGGTTGCATTATTGACGGGTAATGATAGGAGCATTTCTAACTGTTCCCTCATCATCTTTTTGCGTCTTCTTGTCTCTCCTGATTTTATCCCACCATTTCTGGTCATTTCCCTCAGTTCATCCTGACTTCGCTCATTGGCGGGAATCAGATTATCTGAGCCATCGTATCTCATTTATCTCCCCTCCAATCAAATGCCCTTTATCGGTATCCTGATAATCGGATTGTAATCCAGATTCTTCCTCATCTTCTTTGTGTTGCTGTTATCTGTAAAATCATACTTTACAATATCACTGCCCCACTTCTGTCTCAGAGCCTCAATCTGTTGCATTTCCCGATTGTGATTCCGATAGGTCGCACATCCACCCTTCTGTTTAGATTGCTTGCAATCATAATTGAACTTATTCAATCTCAGGCAACCACGATAGACATTGCACTGTTGAAGGGTCATGTCATAATCTTCCTTTAATGGTAGATTTTCATCATACCGCAGGTCATTCTTCAGAAAACATTGGAATGGCCCCCCGATATACGACACGGTGCTGAATGGACTATATTGCCGATAACTGAGCGAATCCTGATTGCAATTAAGCCCCCAGAACTTAAACCCGAACTCATCGCAGAGCCTTGAATATTTTTCAACAAACTCCATGAACTCATCGGCTTCAACTAACACCCGCTCATAAGCATTCCCATTCACATTCTCAAAATGATATATGCCCTGCATATCATCGTCGATAATCAACACCACATCACAACCATTTGCGAACTCTGTGTCAAGTATATAATTCCTTATCCTGCACAGATTTCCCTGTATTCCTTTTGGGCATGAAATGATATTGTCTTCAAACCCCACATTTGCTTCCAGATAGTCGTTGTATTCTCCTTCATCTACCCACACTTTACAAAAAGGCAGATAATCCAGAGTCTCAACCTTCGGTCTTTTGTATGATGGACAATTAACGCTTATCTTCATCTTTAACTCCCATGATTCTGTCAAGTGCTTTTTTCCCTTCCAGAACCCTGCCGACACCTAAACGGTGCATGTTGCTCTTAATCTCTCCATCTTTTCTCGTAGATGGGCACTGCACTGTCTCTAACTCAAACAACGTCTCAGCCTGAAGCCAATCGACCTCATTGTCGAAATAAAGAACGATGTAGTTATGCTCCTCCCCCAGAATATTTGTGAACGGAACATCTCCCACAACCTTTTCATTCTTCTTTTTTTTCTCTACAAAGCCAAACAATTCTCCCATATCCAGATTGAATATGTTGTCTAACTCCTCATTGAGCAATTCATCATCCCACGTTGCAATCTCGCCAGAGCGATTATCAGCCAACCTGAACGCCCTTATCTGCTCGTCAGTTAAATCATCGGCCACGACACAGGGAACGGTCGCCAGACCTAATTGCAGGCTTGCCTTATATCTGGTATGCCCTGCAACAATGACATCATTCTTGTCAATGATAATTGGAACCTTAAAGCCGAACTCCCGAATGCTGTTGGCCACATACTTCACAGCCTCATCATTCTTCCTTGGGTTTTTCTCATAAGGTTTTAACTCTGTTATTTTTCTGTTGACTACTTCCATTTGCTTCCCTCCAATCTCCAGAAAAAAAGCGAACCACTCGCTTAACCTAACTTTGCATATTGTCCTTCAGAACTATCAATCCAAGCCACATCATCTACATCAACCATCAAGGAATATATTTTCCCACCTCCAGAATAATCTTGTGCCATCATTTTTGATGTTGACACAAAACCACCCTGTCCTATTGGCTTGCTACTATATACCATCACCTTGCCTGTTCTCAACGCATTTTCGCCATCCTCTTTTGTGAAGTCAGGATAAACATAATCCTCATCTTCATCAATTTTAGTTCTGAATGCCTCCATCGCATTTTTTATATCATCAGGCTTTCTGATTCCGACATGATATTCATCTGTCATCGGATTGTTTTTATTGATGATTTCAAACTGTGCCTTCTTCAAGGCGACCTCATCATTTTTGTTCTTTGCCAATCTATCAACAAGCAACCTTTTCTTTCCTTCTTCTAATCCACCTGACTCAACCTGCTTATTGCTAATTCTCTTTGCCAACTTCTCCCGAAGCCCACCAGATGAATCAACACCAAACCTGCCATTGCCCTCACGGTTTACCTCAACGGTCTTGCCATATCTCTGAAAACTATCTCTGCTCATTGATTTCTCCTCCCGACCTCCCGACATAAACCTCCATCAGAAACGGGAAAAGCACCCCGTAGGGTGCCTCTTACCTGTTCCTATGGAACTGTCTGTATAAGGCAGGGAGTGATTGACCCCCCGCCACCAAAGGAGGTAATTATATGGGAATATCCACATATTACACTATCATTAAAGCACGAGTTTTACTGGTAAAACCTGTTATAGTTTGTTTTTTTCTGGGTCATAATTCTCATAGAACTTCAAAAACTCGCTATCTGGAAGATTCTTCTTCAACCATTCAGGTCTTTCCTCATCCCAGACCTTCATGCCTTCCTTTGCCTCTTTCTCGGTTATTTCCTCCAATTCCCCAATGCTCGCTCTATGCATTACGGGGTATGCTCCCCAGACACCTGCACCCCAATAATGCTCGCCATGTAATCCATCATCATCGCTTCTGTATATTGAACTTCTTTTGTCCTCACAACAATAATATCTCACTTCTTCTCCCTCCTGTAATTCTTAATCTTGTCCGCATTCCTGATTTTCTTTACTCTCTCAGTATTCTTAATCTGGATACGCTCTAGCCGTTCTCTTTCCTCTGGGCCAATTCCAATCTCTCTCGTCTTCTCATACAACTTGTGATTTTCTTCCTTGACCACCAACGAACTGTCCGTATGGAATTGCAACTCAAACATGTATCCATCTGCGGTCTCCCACTGAGTGTTTAATCCGATGTAATCACCCTTCCCCTGTGAATCCAGAGTGTTTTTGATTTTTACGGGTTCATATCCCCTTTTTTTCATCATATCATAAGTCGTCTCGAAATCCTCGACCAAGTGCTCTTCATCGCTCTTTATGGTGTACCTGACATAATCCTTTATGCCATTCGCACTTTCCTTCAAACTCTTGCCATCTTCATACGAATCCGAAAGTATTTTCCTCGTAGAACTACCCACACCCTTAATTTTGTAATCCAATGCATGAACTATTTTGTCATCAATCTCAATGTCATAATCAACCGTGCCATGTGTCTTTTCAGATATTTTCAACATATCTTTCGTGATTCTCGGCTCTTTTTCTTCTGCCAAATGAACTTTTTGTGAGGCGAGTATCTTTGCCTCCTTGCCATGCACATCCTTGAATCTCTCGGCATCATTTTTGATTGTCTGGATTGCCAACGTCTTGCTTTTTCCTTTGAACCCCCCTGCGTCAAGCCTCTCTCTCAGAGACCTTCTGTCCTCTTCACGTAATGCTTCTTTTTTCTTATCCAGATACCACCTGAAATGCTTTTTTGCTAAATGAATTATAGCATATTTCCCCTGCTCATCTTCTTCAACATCCCATTTCTTACCAAACAATTCAACTTGTTCTTTGTTTGCCATTTTTCATTCCTCCACACTACCATAATTGCACACACCAACCTGTTAATTATTGTTAATCATCTGTCTCCCTTTTCTTAGCAGAAAATATATGTGGTCTTCAGAATAATTGGTCTTGCGGGCAATCTCCCTGACTTTCATTCCTTCCAGATACCTGTATGTAAGGACTCGAATCAAAACAGGATTTCTTAGTCTTTCAACTACCAATCTTGCTTTTTCTCTTTCCTTCTCCAATTCCAGAATCTCTTCCTGCAACTTGTCTTTCATCATAATAAACTCAATCATTACTTTGCTTTTGTCCATAGGGCTAACGGTTTTGATTCCATCACCATCATAACTCACCCCATGAACCCCAACCTTTACACTGAGTTCATAGAGCCTCTCTTCCCTTGCCTGAATCATCACCGACACCCTCCTTGCATTCTCCAGAATCTCCAAATCTGTCATGAGCCCCCCTACGCATAGAACTGCGGTGCTTCCTCATCATCATCATAATAACCAATGCTTTCCCGATAATCTTCAATCTCATCAAGCATTCTGTTCAATCCTTCTTCCTCTAGCCTGAACATGAACGCCTGCCCATCAATTTTAATCACAATGGCTATGCCATCATCCTGACAATACGTTATGAAGCCATTCTCAGTATTGAGGAGAACATGAGTTTTCCCCTCCATGATTTCTTTCATCGTCATCTCTGCCTTACAGCGAACCTGCCTATTCAATGAATCATCACCTCCTCAACTACTTCATCAAATGTTTTCTTTGATTTAACCCTGACCTTTATCTGCCGTTGCTGATTATCTACTTCAACCAGATAAAAATCTAAGCCAACCTGAACCTCATAATCATCTTTCCCTTCCTTGAGGCTTTCGGGATTTTCTAATTCCTCAAGGAACTCATTTAGAACCATCCCGACCTTTACATAGTCGCAACCTTCATCAACTATCAATTTTATCGGCTTCATCCTGCTCACCAACAATGTCAATCCTGATAATTGGATTGCCCCTCATCCACTGTCCTCTCTTCAACTTGATAATTCCCTTTTTTTCCAGAATAGACAAATGTCTGTGAATGCACATTGTAGTTCTTCCAAAATCCTTCGCCATGTCCTGAACTGTTATGTCTTTGGAGATATTGCTTCTCACATATCCCAACACCATCGCTCTGCACATTCCATATTTGCTCACATCTTCCAATCCGACTCTGATTTCTCTCACTTTTCTTTCCTCCAATCTTCTAACATGTCATATATCACTTCATCAAAGTATGATATTGTTTCGGCATATTCCATTATCCACTCAATAGGGATATACTTCTTGAAGTTGTCTGCGGTAATGAATACTAAATTGCCTACCTGTGTTCTATCTGCGTAAACGCATATATCGGCTACGGGAGTTTCGGCAAAATCATTTCTTTCACTCATTTTCTTTCTCCCAATCTTTAATCAACCAATAAAGCACATTTTCCAAAGTCGTCTCTACGATTTCATTATTTTTCACACCATACTTTTTTATCCACTCAACAGGGATTGCATCTACTGTTGGTGCATCAAGTATAATTCTGTCAATTTGCTTATCGTCGCTAATATCGTGTGCAAGTATATCAATGATTAATTCATTAGCATCAATTAGTCTTTGTTTCATTTTCTTTTTCCTCCAATCATGCCTGACAATAATTGGGATTGCTTATCTCTGTTCCATTTTTGGTAAATCATTTCTATCGCCAACCCCGTGCATTTATCACAATTGCCAATAGAACATCCCCATTCACCTGCGAACTCTCTTATCTTGCAGACCTCTTCGCACATCATGACTTTGTCGGTAATCTTATCGACTAATGCTTCTACTTCTTTCACCATCATTTTTTCCTCCGAACAGTTTTGCTCTCAACTCCTCAATGTCCTGTTCTTCTACTTCCATTTCCTTCGCTGTAAATGTCGGCTTTTTCTTATCACCATTTTTCTTTTCCCATGTCCGAACACATGCTTTCCAATCTTTCATCGGCTGATTGCCGACCTTCCATCCCTTCGCCATATAGAAATCAACAAATCGCTCAGGGTCAACATCATTGTTTCTCTCTTTACAATATGCCCGAACCTCATCGATAGTCGGAGGCACGAATCTCTTCTTCTTAACAGATACAGTATCAGTATCAGTAACAGTAACAGTATCAGTAAGGTATGCATACGGTATGGATACCGTATCGATACCATATCCATTTCGCTTCGCTTCAACTATCTCTCTGACTGTTTCTCTAAACTGCAAATTGTTGATTTCCTCCAATGAATCCTCAACCATCTTCAGCAGTTTAGGAGACCGACTCCAATTATATTTATGCCAATTGAATATCAGCACTTCCTGACTCACATAGTCATAAGCCAGAACCTTATGCACATTCATCATTCTGTCGAGCAACTTGCGGATTGTCTCCACATCCAGACCCATATCACGACCCATCTGCTTAACTGAACACTCATAACACCCACTCAGGCTTGTATGCGGATTTGTCAGCAGATAGAGGTAAAAATATTTATCCTCTGGAGTGAAATCATCTTCCACCTTTGAATCTGTCCAGAATGTCGTCACAATATTGCGGTATGTCATCTTGCACCCTCCAGATAGGCTTTAATGACCTGCAATTCATCATCACGATTCATCATGACCGAACCATCATTTGCCAATTTACTTCTCTGCATGTATGCCATAATCAATCCCTTGCGGTGCTTCTCAATCATTCCATCCAGAAACTTGCGTGATTCCTCAAGCGAGCCAATTTTGTATCCATTGACTCCAGACACGACCACCTTTGGCTTGTCGCTGAATCTTATTGCTTCAATATCCTCTCTCACTCTTCTGCGAGCACTCTGACTGATTCCTCCATGGAATCTGCTCGCAAGCACATCCATGCTCACCCAATCATTTGCGAGCAACAGATACTCATACATCATCTCTTGTCTTTGTGTCATCTTCTACCTCCATATAATTTCTGTGAAATACGTCAATGAATCTCAACTCTTTGTAAACTTCATTGAACCGTTTCTGCGTTATTGCTTTTATCACACCATCCAACCGTTTGTCAAAATGAACTCCCTCATTGGATAGATTATGGTGCTTTCCACACAACCAGACCCAACAACCATATTTCTCTGATTTTTCCCGATTCCCGTTGTATCCATAGAACACATGATGTTTATGCAATCCTATTGTCGTGTGACATACCAGACACTCTTTTTTGTCCTGAACTATGCTACGCATACAAATCCATCAAATCCTTCGGATAAATGCCCTCTTCAGAAGCCATGTCCAACACCGTTTCCAACAGATTGCTCATCTGTTTTGTATCCATTTTTGATGAACCATAGTAGCATTTGTAGGTATTCATTACCCGCCCATTTTCATCTTCAAACGTGTTGTAAACCTTAACCACTCGGAACGCATTTTTTAGGCCTTCTTCAATCTCAGGTGTGCCCATCAACATGACCGATTTCACACCTGCTCTCTCCAACGCTTCAACATAAATGTCCCAATCATCAGCGACTCCCCTGTCGCCACCACGATGGATTGCAATCTGCTTTATCATCTCCCACATCAGAGCATTCTGTTCCAGACTCCTTTTGCTCCGATACTTTTCAAAACTGATAACGTATTTTTCATTCTTCACCAATTCCTTCGCAACTTCTTTGTCCCTGAAGGAATCTAATTCCAGAACGATTTCCTGCTTCCCATCCTCATTGGTCAATTTTCTAAGATACTTGGCTGTAACCTGCATATTTATCCTCCCCACGACTCATTTTGCTCAATTCTGGGGAAGGTTTACGGTCTGCGAATATTCTTTATCACAACCTCCATTTGCCCTCCCCAGAACCATTAGTTAGAACGGCAGGTCATCACTGCTGACATTCATGTAAGATGATTCTTCTTCGCTTTCCACACTGTTATAAGGCTGAATGCTTCCATCTTTTTTCTCTAAGAACACAATTTTCTCAGATACAACCTCTGTAACATAAATCTTCTTGCCATCTGAATCCTGATAATCTCTCGTTGACAATCTCCCAGACACCGCAATCAGCGAACCCTTATGCTGATACGTTGCCAGAC